GGCCTTGTGGTAGTCTGCCGAGACGCGGCCGCGAAGTTCGGGGAAGATCGTCAGCATCACCCGCACCGCGCTGCGGGCCTCGGCCAGGAAGGCGATCTTCGCCCGCTCAATCGGTGGAGCGGTGAGCAGCCAAAGCTCGCCGACGCGGCCGAGCGGGCAGCCGCCAACGCCGCCGACCGCCGCGATCTCGCCATCCACCACCATCGTGCTGGCCAGCACCGAGTTCCGCCAGGAGCGCCACAGCGCCCGCCGTGGGCTGATGCCAGCCGCCTCTATCTCCGCAGCGTCGCCGACACGGAGGCGGTCGGCGAGGGCCGAGATGTCGCAGGCGAGCGTGGGGCGGATGGCGTAGGAAGCCATCAATCGGCTGCCAGTTTCAAGACCGCAGCCCCTTGCCTGTCTCTCCTGTCGAGGACGCGCCGGAACACATCGAGGACGAGGTCGTCCCCGTAGTTCGCGAGCGCTCTGTTCAGAATCCAAATGACCAGGCGGCAGTTGCTCTGCGTGTACGGACCGCCGGGATTGATGCGGTCGATTGAGGGAGAGAACGGCGACCACCGGCCTTCTCGGCGGAATTCGAGGCCAGACATTTCACAGGTCCCACGCGCAAGACGTTCGTTCATCCACGCTTCGGTGAGGTCACAGTCTATTCCGGCCTTCCGCGAGCGCTTCTGGACAGCGCGTAGGATATTCCTGCCCCAGTGACGGCTGTAGCTGCGGTTGCAGATGCGCTTGAAAAAATCTGGATCCTCGGCCAGCTTCTTGGCCTCGTACGCCTCCCGCTTAGCCTTTCCTTCTGGTGATGCGTTCCGGGCGCGCGCGTACTCTGCTCGCTCTTCCTTGTGCTGGGCCGCCCACTTTCGATTCCTCTCTCGAATCGCATCTGCATTCTTCTCGCGGCTTCGCTTGCTGTACTCCCGCGTCCTCTCGGGACGCTCGCGCGCCCAGCGGGCGTTTGACTCGCGGCGCTTGTTCCCAGGCTCATGATAAAGCTCGCGGCGGCGCGCTTTCTGAGCTTCCGTGCGCGGTCGGCTAATTCGCGGAGTCGCCATTCTGTTACTCGCTGTCAACGTCGTCCCCGAGCCTAATCGAGGTCACAATCGAAAGCAAGTTCAAGGGGATAGGGGCGGTCTGTTGGACGGCGATCTGACCACCCGGCTGATTCCAGGCATCAACGACATCACTAAAAACGTCTCCGCTAAAAAGTTCGAAGGGTTGCTGCGGGCTGAGGCTGTTCGGCGGCTGCTGGAGGCCGGAGAGGTTGGTCCAGGGCACGTTCACTTGGCCCGGCTGCGTCGCGGCATCTGGCTGGTTGGCGCCAATCTCGAACGGGAAGCCGCTGCCGGCCAGCCGCACCACGGCGCTGTCGATGAGCTTGCGGCGCCCCTGGACGGTCGCCGGGCCTGGGATGTCGAGATAGAGCGTCTGGAGCTGGCAGGTGAAGCCGAGGCCGACGACAACCTGCGAGGCTGGCTGCGGCAGACTCACAGTGCCGTTCACCACCTTCTGCGGCGCTACCACTACGCCATCAGCAAGGATGGAGACCTGATTTCCCTCGAGGTGATTGAGGCCATAGACCGTCAGCACCGGGGCAGTGATGGTCCAGCCGCCAGCTCCTACGGGCACGGCGGTGTTCAGCGGGTCGTTCGGGATGGACGGCGCGGCGTCGCGCGTCACCTCGGCGATGAGGGTGGTCGAGTTCACGAACTGCTGCACGGTCATCGTCCGGCCGTTCATGCGGATGACATCGCCCGGTTCGCCCTGGCCTGGGGCGTTGGCGAAGACGGGCGCGGAGGCGGTCACTGTCGTCAACGGCACCGAGTAGATTTCCACCGCGGCGTTCCCGCCCGCCCCCGTCGGGTCGATGATGTTGAACGCCGGGGTCGAGTAGCCGTTGATGTTCCCCCCGATGGCCGCCGTGGTGACGATTCCGCCGCTCACGGTCACGGCCGCGATGCACCCGGAGCCAGTGCCGCTGGTGTCCAGCACTTCCGCGTAGGTTCCGGCCGAGTAGTTGGATCCTCCGTAAAGCACATGCCCAGGCTGGCCGCCCAACTGAAGCGTGAGAACGCCGGAAGCCGAGGACACCGTGAGCGTGGCATTCGGCGAGTTCTGCGGCAGCGACAGCCCGGCGTCCACGCACCATGCGTCCTCCTGGTCGAGCCAAAGGCGGTTGTCCATGCGCTCCTGGAAGTAAGCCCACACCGGGTTGCCGTTGTTCTGGATGAGCCGCTGGACGATGAAGTAAGGGGCGTTCACCGGCGGCTCGGACACCACGGCAACGGACTGGAACAACCCGTTGGTGTCATGGCGCGTCCAGGCATAAACGTCCTGTTCCTTGAGGTACGTCAGGCAGAGCAGGGTGCCGTCGTTTCTGACAGCCCAGATGAGCTTGTTCGGCTCCTCCGCCCAGCCCCACTGCACGATGGTGAAGCCGTCGAACAGATGGTTCGACAGCACCGTCATGTCCGTGCCGGTGTAGATGTTGACGAAGAAGTTGTAGCTCAAGTCTCTGACGATGCTGCCCTTTTCCTGGACGTAGATGATGTCGTAGTTGATGGGAATCGGGGGCACCGTCGGCGAGCAGCCGTTGTACGCCTGCGGGTTCGCCACCTGGTCGGCCGGGGTAATCGCAGCAGAGGTCGCCAACCCGGAGCCGGCGCCGGACACCTGCCACGCGCCGAGGCCAGTGAAGATGACGAGGCCGCCCGGCATGTTCAGCATCCACAACACGCCGTTGACCTGCTGGCTCCAGGGCGTGCCGATGATGGCGTCGGAATCCACCACGGGGTCCGACACGTCCATGTTCGTGAACGCGCCCGGCTGGCTCATGTAGTAGGTTTCGGGGTTGTTCAGCGTGGCGGCATAGACGCGCCGCTGCTGGAAATAGGAGACGACGGACGGGAACGTGCCCGTCGCCGGCCCAATGCTGGTCGTCGCCGAGGCCCCGCTTCCCGAGCCGGTCCCGTCGCTGATGACGACGGCCTCGCCGCCCGTGTAGCCGGCGCCTGCGGTGTCAACGACAATCCACGCAATCTCACCGAACAGCGCGCCCCCGACGCCGATCACAACGGGCGTGAGGGCGGCATTCTGGCCGATGGGGCTTGTCACTGTTGCTGTCGTCGCCGTGATGCTGTAGCTCGCATTGCCCGTTGAGGTCACCGCCACCGCCGTCACCGAGGACGTGGCGAATGGGTTGCTGTGCAGCGGCGGTCCCGTCGAGAAGTCCGGCGTCACGTTGGTGTCGGCGAAGGAAGGCCCGAAGGCGGTCCCGATGTAACCGAACAGGATGCCGGCCGACGGCGGCGCACCGTAGGTCGCCGGCCCACCATAGAAGTTGTAGGAACCGGCATTCGCCACCGTGGCGAGGTTCACCGTGATGGTGCCGGCCTGCGTCGAGATGTCCACCGACGCCGCGATGGCCACCGGGGAGGCAATGCTTTCCTCCCCCGTCGAGGCATCAATCGCCGTGCCGCAGAAGGAGTAGTAGAAACTCGGCGTCCCCGCCGACGTGTTCACCACGTAGCTGATGGAGGCCGGCGGCCCGATGGAGGCCACGAACGAAGTCGTCGTCAGCGTCCAGTTCGAGTCCGTGATGCGGGCGAGGTCCATCGGCGGGTATTCGGCCTGCGTCGCCTGGTTAACGCACGTCAGGGACATTACGTCCGCAGACTGAGCCCACTTCAGGTCGGGAAGGTCCGCAGCCGCGTAGGGCGTGGCGAGCGTGTAGATGCGCTCGGCTGTCCCGCCCGAGGTGTATGGGCCTTGACCGAGCGTGCTCACCGTCGTCCCGTCGAGCACGTCAACGAGGGTGAACGTGTTCGTCGTCGTGTTCGACACCTCGAAGGAGCGGTTGTTGAGCTGCGGAATCCCGCCGATGCCCTGAAGGAACACCTCGTCGCCATTCACGTAGCCGTGGGCAACGTCGGTCACCACCGACGGGCTGGCCGACGTCACGTTGGTGATGGTCGAAGCGCTCTCGGTGACATAGCCGCCGTTGATGACGAAGCGGAAATAGTTGTCGCCGGCCTCGATGACGATGCCCTGAGTAACACTGAAGTTGAAACTGATGTCGCGCGGCGGCGCAACAGTCAAGGCCGCGCCTTTATTGCCCTGCTTACACTGGCCGACGTAGAGTGTTCCTGCGCGAGACAGGGCGCCGCCGCGATATGACGCGAAAAAATTTCGCAGCGTGGAACAACCATGAGCGTACTTGGCAAGGTCCGTGCGCCCGTAGAGCTGGGGCGAGAGCTCGCCGGCATTCAGCGCAGAGCGGAGAGTGGGGAGGCTCACGCCGCTTGCCTCATCGTCGCGCTTCCGGCATAAATCGCCGCATGGCCGCTATCGAAATCATCCACGGCGATTGCCTCGCCATCCTGCCGACGCTGCCGGCGGACAGCTTCCACGCCATCGTGACCGACCCTCCCTACGGCTTGGAGTTTATGGGCCGGGCTTGGGATTCGTTCTCTGACGCGCCGCGCGCCGTGCCTGGAACCGGCGGCCGACAGGCGCCGTTTGCCGTCCACTCGACCGCGAACTGGCAGACAGGCGCTGGCTTCTCCAAACCGGGCATCGGTGAGCGCGAGACGCCCTGGCCGTCCTTCACTGGCAGCAACGATGAGTTCGGTGGCGCAAACCCGACATGCGCCACCTGCGGCGGCCGAGCGAGGGGCAAGCGGAAGTGTGCTTGTGCCGAACCTGATTGGCGCGTGAAGGGCGCGGCTCCCGACCGCAACTACGGGCGACAGCGCCAGATGCAGAATTTCCAGGCGTTCAACGAGGCGTGGGCACGCGAAGGTCTGCGCGTCCTCAAGCCCGGCGCCCACATGCTCGCCTTCGGCGGCACGCGCACCTATCACCGGCTCGCCTGCGCCATCGAGGACGCCGGGTTCGAGATACGTGACGCGATCATGTGGCACTACGGCTCGGGCTTCCCGAAATCGCATGATGTCGAACGGTCGATTGCGAAATGCACATGCCAGATGCCGGGCCGGCATTTTGGTCGCGGTTTGCCGCCGCCAGATGAGCGGCAGCCCGAGGACCACATCTGCCATGTGACTCCGGAGTCGGAGCCGTGGGGCGCCTTCGGCACTGCGCTCAAGCCGGCGACCGAGATTATCTGCGTGGCGCGCAAGCCGCTCGTCGGCACAGTCGCGGCGAACGTGCTGGCGCACGGATGCGGGGCGTTGAATGTTGACGGGTGCCGCGTGCCAATCGACGCCGACGCCGACGCGTCGCAGCTCAGGACGATGCAGCGTGGCCAGCGCATTGACGATACCAACGGCCAGACGTGGGGCCTGTCGAAGCTCGCCGCCGACGAGCCGCAAGTGGTGCGCCCAGATGGCCGCTGGCCCGCCAACCTCATCCACGATGGCAGCGATGAAGTGCTGGCGCTGTTCCCCGAGAGCGACGGTTGCCAGCCGCACGCTGTGAACTCGCGGAACGAGCAATACGACGGCTGGGGCACAATCACCAACAAGCACGGCGAGACAATCGGATACGAGGGCGCCGGCTCCGCAGCGCGGTTCTTCTATACTGCCAAGGCCGACAAGCAGGACCGCCTCGGCTCGAAGCATCCCACCGTCAAGCCCGTGGACCTGATGCGCTACCTCGTCCGTCTCATCACGCCGCCCGGCGGCCGCGTCCTGGACCCATTTGCTGGCAGCGGCACCACTGGCATGGCCGCGCTCGCGGAGGGATTCGACTGCACGCTCATCGAGCGCGAGGCCGAGGCCGTCGCGGATTGCCGCCGCCGGGTCGCCCACGTTCGCGGGGATGACACGCCGCTGTTCGCTGGGCCGGAGTGAATCTTTCATCAGTACCGCAGACCGCAGGGATACGTGACGCTGTCCCAGCCGCCGTAGCCGCCATATTGGCCCACCGGCCCGGCATTCCAGGCGTTGTTGTATCCGCTCGTGAAGCGCGCGCGCAGCCAGTCCGGCGAGTGGTCGATCGACGGAATCCCTTCCGCCCCGTTGGCGACGCGGGCTTGGTCGAGGATGGAGGAGCAGGTGGCGACTTGGGCGTTGTATTGGGCCTGGTTTCTGGCCAGCGCGTTGATGAAATAGGCAGCCAGGTAGGCGGTCTCGGCGTCGAGGAACAGTTTGTCCCAGGTATCTGGAATCATCGAAAGGTCGCGGGTATAGACGAGCTGAGCATTCGGTAGGTTGCACAGCAGCACGCGAATCGGATTATTGTTTGCATCTACGTCCGTCCCCGGAATGAACGGAATGCCAGTCGGCACCGGGGGCACGCGAGCGATGTTCGTCGGCGTGGTCGTCAGCGGAGTGCCTGGCGGTGCCACAGGGATGGTCGGCAGCACGAAGCGGGCCTTCAGACAATCTGGTGGATACAAATAACTGAAGAGCCAAGGCTGTGGCGGCGGATTGCTGCTGGCGACGCCGTTGGTGATGGCCTCTTTCCAGACGGTGAGCGTGATCTGCGCTCGTGCGAAGTCCCAATTAGCCGCCCTCAAAAGCGCTTGGGTTTTTGGCAAGTAGAACGTGCGGGCAATGATGGCCTGCGCGCTCGTGTCATTCGTCAGGCTATTCACGAAAACGCGACTGCCTTGTTCCGCGAGCGCGACGTTTATTACGTCCGTTGGAGTCACGCAGCATTCTCCTTTCGCTTAGCGCGGTCGAGATACGCTGCCGCAGCACGCAGCAACTCGGCGTCATCGCGAAGAAGTCCGATTCCCGTGTTGCAGCCGCTGCACAGAATTCCTCTGTTCGCACCAGTCATGTGGTCGTGGTCAACGTGACACTGGCGAGTAGCGACCGAAAGCGGCTGCTGGCAAATCGCGCAGCAGCCCCCTTGTTCGGCGAGCCACGCCGCGATTTCGTGCACGCTCATGCCGTACCTGCGCTTACGCGCTGAATCAACCGAGCGCTTGCTCGCCAAGGCGCGGTTGTCGCCCTTATCGCGCCAGCGTGTCATCGCCTCTCTGTTGCAATCCTTGCAGCGATAGGCGTAGCCAGTCGGAGACTCGGTCAGGCGAGGGAAATCTGACAAGGCCTTCTCGACACGACATACGGTGCAGACCCGCCGTCCTGTGCGAAAGAGCGCGTGGGCGGCGGCCCTTTTTGCTACGTTCTCCGGCTTTGCTCGGCTTATTCGAGGCTGCCCAGCGCGCCACATGCGCATGCACTCGGCTACGCATGCCTTGCACCGCGACGAGTGCCCGAGCGCGCCGTCCTTGGCCGGCGAAAATTCTGTCAACGATCTCCAGACACCGCAGCGCGAGCAGGCGCGCTTGCCGTCAACGAGAACGACGAATGGCCTCGCCATGGTCGGACGCTCCGAGATGAATGTGAGCGTCATTATAGCGCACAAGCCATTGAAACGCCATCGCTTTCAGCCCTGCGCGGGCGCTGGACCGCTGCCGGTATCTGTCCGCAGCGCCATCATGAGGCCCCCGTGAGCGCGAAGATGGAGAAGTTGGCGTTGTAGACCGTGACCTGGCTCCCGCCCTGCGTGGTGTCCTCGACGCGGAGGTCGTACCTGTCGCCGACAACGGCGCCATCTATGCCCACGATCGTGCTGGAGACGGCCTTGTTGGCCGTCAGGACATCCGTGGCCACGATGTGGTCCGGGATGGGGCTGTTGTTCTTGAAGATGCCGAACCGGATGCCGTCGGTGTTGTTGCAGGACCAATTCACCATGCACAGCGTCACGAAGGTGCCGGCGATGTTGACGAGAACGGAACCCGTGGCGAGGCTCGTCACCGCGTTGACCGGCGCCTGGTCCTGCGTCCAGCCGGCCGTCCATTGGTAATACGCGCTCGCCGTGGTCATCGTCAGCGAAGCGGTGTTCCCGTTGACGGTGATTTCGGCGAAGGCGAGCGTACCGGCGAGCTTGCCGGCCGTCGCCTGCACTGTGGTCGCGGAAGGCTCGCCAGCCGCTGAAACCGGCACGATGGTGATCAGGTCCTGCGGCTGCACATCGTACGCCATGGCTACCGCCCATCGGTTTCCATGGTTGGGCGCGCCTCTGCGACGTACTGCGCGAGACCGGCGTCCCAGACGAGGACGGTCCCGTCGGGCGCGGTGATGCGGAGCAGGTTGCCCGTTGGCTCGGGGCCAAGCGGGATCTCCGGTTCCGTCGCCGGCACGGGCGCGGCCTTATCGAACGCGAAGTAGACGACGTTGGATGGCTCGTCTGGTTTCGGCTCTGCGGCAGCGCGCTGCGGACGCAGGCTTTCCTCCTCGAGGGCGCGAATCTGCGCCTCGGAACTCTTTACGTACTGCGTGACGAAGCTCGGCGTGTTACGGAGCGTCTCGTCGCGGGCCGGTTGCGCTGCGGCGAGCACGGCAGGCGCCGCGGCCTCATCCTCGGCCCAGACATCGACCATGTGCGCGCCAGGAACGACCTTGTCGCTGCACAGCACCTCGTCGCCGGCCTCGATGAGGCGGCCGTCGTGGAAGCCGCGCTTCGTCCAGCGGTAGAGCCTCACTGGCCGGTCTCCATCATCGCTCGGACGTGCCCGACCGGAGACAAAACGAAACCGCCGAGGCGCTCGGCGCCGTACCCAGCCGCGATTAGCTCGGCCTTCATCTCGGCTGTCATTACCGGCTGAAGCAGCTTGTTCACACCCATCTGACGCAGCGCGGCGGTCGTGGCGTCGGAAAGCGGCGTCTGGAGCTTCTGGCGGCTCGCCGGGGCGAGGCGGTCAACGATGAGGGCCGACAGCGCGGAAGGCATTACTCCTCCTCGCCGTCGGGCGCTTCCTCAGTGGTCTCGTCCTCGATACTCAGGTCCGTGATTGCGAGTTCCAGGCATTCCTCGCGGCCGGCACCCGTCGCGTTCTGCTTGATGCCCGTCACTTTGGCGAGGCCGGAGATATGGATGGTGTCGCCGATGGCCACGTCCTCGTCGAGCTCGATGTTGAGCTTGTCGAGCTCCGTTTCGGTAAGCCGGATGCAGAGGCCGTAGGGGACGTCAGGCATGGACGAGAGGGCCGGGGGCATCTCGTTTTTCAGCCGCTCCTGCGCCTTCTCGGCGTCAGAACGCTCCATCGAAACCATTTTCCTAAAGGACATCAGCTCACCCCGTCGTGCGAAATGAGATAGGCCTTCGCCGCGTCAAGGAGCGCGACGCTGTCCTGAAGTGCACCGAGGCCGGAGTTGCACTGGCGACAAAGGATGCCGCGGACCTTTCCCGTCCGGTGGCTGTGATCAACGCATGTGTGGCGCGAGGAGCGCTCAAGGTTGCCTTTGCATACCGCGCATCTGCCGCCCTGGGCATCAAACAGGGCATGGAAGGCATCTGGCGTAATGCCGTACTTCGCTGTGCGGCGCTTCAACTGGTTGCGTTCAGCATTCTGCTCATTAGCTTCTGCCGTCCGCGCGGCCGCACAAGGCTTGCATACGTTCAGCCTGCCGAACTTGAAGCCCGCTGACTTGTGATAGTCGGTGAGCGGCTTTTCGATGCGGCACCGGGTGCAAACCCTGGCTAGCCCGGCAATCTCCGGGGCCTCATCGTCGTGCGTCTCGTACCGGTTGTAACCAGGCCGCGCGGCTCGGCGGTCTTTGCCATATTTCGCCTCGCACAATCGGCACCACGAACGTAGTCCGCTCTTCGTCCCGGAGGAGCGCGCGAATACCGCGACCGGTAACTCGACGCGGCAATGGCCGCAGACCTTCGTCTGCGCGGGGAATTCCAGGACCTGGGCGGTAGCTTGCGACATGCGCGAAACTATCCTAATTTGGCAAGGACGTCA